TAAATTTAACCAAGATTATTCTGCATCAATTGTGGCTGGTACAATGACTAAGATCACTGTACTTACTTCATCAGTAAGCAATATTCTTGACACTAACGGTGTACGTGCATTTGAAATTTCCGGTTCAACTGCCGGCGGTTCTGGTTCATTTATCGTTCCAGCTACAACAATTAGTGACTTTACTTCACTTTCTAGTGACGGATACAGTCTTCAATTCTTTGTATCAGGCGGTACAGTATTACAAGTAGTTCAACAGTTAACTCCTAGTGTAACATTCTTCTACAACAAGTCTACTAACTTCCAAACTCGTGGTGACTTCGAAGATGCTCCTGGAGATACTCCAACTCCATTCTCTAACCCGAACGCTGCTAGTTCTGCTTCAATCGTTATCCCTGAGATCAACGTACAAATGAAGTCTGAGACTATTTCTGCTAAGACTCGTAAGTTGAAAGCACAATGGACTCCAGAATTTGCACAAGATTTGAATGCTTACCATAGCTTAGATGCTGAGGCTGAATTAACTGGTATGTTATCTGAGTACATCTCTTTAGAGATTGACTTAGAAATCTTAGATATGTTAATTGAGAACGCTCAAACAACTGCTAACTGGTCTGCTCAAATCGGAAACCAAATCAACTCTGCTGGTACAGCATACACAAGCAACACTGCTGGTGCTTACTACAACCAAATGAGCTGGTTCCAAACATTAGGTATTACTTTACAAGCGGTATCTAATAAAATTCACCAATTAACTTTACGCGGTGGTGCTAACTTCTTAGTTTGTTCTCCTACAGTAGCTACTATCTTGGAATCAATTCCTGGATTTGCAGCCGATACTGATGGTGCAGCAGATACTATGAAGTATGCATTCGGTGTACAAAAGATCGGTGCTTTAAACAGTCGTTACAAGGTTTACAAAAACCCTTACATGACTGAAAACACGATCCTAATGGGCTTCCGTGGTAACCAATTCTTAGAATGTGGTGCCGTTTACGCTCCTTATGTACCGTTGATCATGACTCCTTTAGTATACGATCCTCAAACTTTTACCCCACGTAAAGGTATCATGACTCGTTACGCGAAGAAGATGATCAGACCTGAGTTCTATGGTAAGGTATTCGTTGCTAACTTAAATGTAGTAAGTGTAACTAACTAAGATCTCTTAGGAATAAAAAAAGAAGCCGGCCCGTAAGCCGGCTTTTTTATTTACAACTATTTATATAAAAACATACGCATGGCAAGTTTAACTGGACAGACGATATCGAGCACTTACGAAGCATTATTAAAATTTGCAAACAACGTTGGAGTCGATTCAACAATAAAAAACATTACAGATGGAGACGGTACTGCAACTCCATTATTCGTTACTACCTCGAGTATAGCAGTGAGCGGTAGCTTTACAGTATCTGGATCTATAATACTATCAGGATCAACTAAAGTATTAGGATCTCTAATTGCAACATCTTCGCTTGCTACTACATCTTCATATAGTGTATCTAGCAGCTTAGCAGTAAGCTCTTCATATAGTGTATCTAGCAGCTATGCAGTAAGTTCTTCCTTTACAGTATCAGCATCTTATGCAACTAACGCACTTACTTTAAACAGTACGGCTTCAGGCCTATTTGCTATTACAGGTTCTAATACATTTACAGGTTCGCAAGTAATTTCTGGAAGTTTAAGAATGTCTCAAAGTAGTTCTTTTACATTACCGACTTCACAACCAAGCTCTCCTGTAGCAGGAACTGCTTTCTTTAGTGGATCTCGTTTATATATCTATACTGGTACGGCTTTTGTAAGCGCAAGCTTTAGTTAACAACATATTAAATAATTTAGCAATTAATGGCAAATCCAACAATATACGACGGAAACCCAGGCCCTATATCAGGAAGTACTCCCTTCGGATTTTACGACAATGATACAGAATTCCAAAGCGATGGCCCTAAAGTAGCCAATTACTGTGCCAGAAAGCTAGGATATCCAGTCTTAGACGTGGAAATTAACGATTTAAATATTTACGCTTGCTTCGAGGAAGCTGTTTCTATCTATGCTGAAGAATTATACCAACTAAAGATTAAGGATAACTACCTAACTCTTGAAGGCCAGCCAACATCTTCACTCTTAAATAATACCGTAGTCTCCCCTAATCTAACCAATTTAATCAATATTTCAGAGACATATGGTCAACCTGCTGGTGTAGGTGGTTTCATTAGCTGGCAAAGCGGTTCATTAGAAATGTCAGCTAGTCAGCAAAATTACGATATGTACGATTGGGCTGTTAATACCCAGGGAATGGATCCGGGAGACAGGTTAATTATACAGAGGGTAATGTATAAAGCCCCTCCTGCAATTTACGGATATGGGTATGGTGCTTACTACCCGCAATTAGGAGGTTCAGGTGCATGGCCAGGTGATTGGGGTGGATACGGAGTTGGCGGTGGAGTCGGCGGTGGATCAAATAGCGTAACTTATTATCCAGTTTATTGGGATATTATGAGAATACAGGAATTAGAGATGTCCAATACGGTACGTCTTCCGGCCTGGTCTTTTGAACTAATAGGTACTAATCTTAGAATTATGCCAGTTCCTACCCAAGGTGGTAGATGTATTTCTATTCAGTACTGTTTTCAGTCTGATTTAATGAGTTTAACAGAGAATAGCCCTTACGGTGGAAATCAAGGCTTAGTAGCAAATGCCGCACTAGCTCCTTACGGTAACATAACTTACACAGATATTAATCAACCCGGTAAGCAATGGACTAAGGAGTATACAGCAGCACTAACTTCTGAATTATTAGGGTTAATTAGGGGAAAATATACAGTAGTTAACATTCCGGGTGCAGAAACAACTTTAAATTATGCAGACTTAATTACACGCGGACAGCAAATGCAGAAAGATTTAAGAGAGAAGTTAAGGTTGGATCTAGAGGATATGTCTAGACAGAAGCAACTTGAAAGAAAGCAATCTGAGAACGATTCTTTAAAGGATACACTAATCAATATTCCCATACCAATTTTTATAGGATAACATGGCATTATTTGGAACCGTACGAGATGCAGCAATGCAAATAGGAGTAGCACAAGAGTTTGTTAACAATGTTGTTACTCAACAAATTGGCTACTACAAGGTAGTTTTACCTGATACACAGCCCGATGTCTATGGAGAGGCGTTTGTAAAGAGCTATATTGGGCCTGTATTAATGAACTGTTTAATAGTAAGAGGTGATTTTACTACAACAATCGATAACTTTGGTCCAGATGTTAGAAGAATAGCTGGTTTTAGGTTTTTAAAGGTAGATTTAGTAGGAGCTAACGTAGTTCCAGAGACTGGCGATATTGTAATGTACAACGAACTTTACTACGAAGTAGATAATGTTAACCAAAACCAATATTTCTTAGGTAAAGATCCAGACTATGCTTACTCAGACGGATTAGATGAATTTGGTGCAAGTTTCTCTATTTTATTGGATACTCACCTAACAACACCAGAAAGATTAGGTATTACAATACAAAGATTATAAAATGGAAAACCTAGGAATACAACAAGTTCGACCAAAAACTCGACGTGAATTCATGGACAAGTTATATGTTCCAACTTCTTTGGAATATGGCAATCCTAACATAACTTTCTCTGAACCCTTTAAACCAGGCCAGCCTGAGTTTAATCGTGCCTACGAAACGAAGTATACTGAAATAGATAATAAGAAGTTTTCTATTGGTATTAAAGACATTAGTGAGGCTATTCAATACTACTTCGATGAAGTCTTAAAATTGAGTGTTTATCAGAATAATAACTCTATTCTAGTACCTGTCATCTACGGTACACCTGAGAAGTGGAAATCAGTACAGAAGGATGGATACTATAGAGATAATGGCGGTAAGATTATGCCCCCGCTAGTCATGTATAGAAAGTCTTCCGTGGTTCAAAACAGGAATTTAGGTAATAAATTAGACGGTAATGCCGCTAACAACGTTCAACTTTTTGAGAAGGCTTTCTCTCGCCAAAATATTTACGATAATTTTCACATACTTCAAGGTCAAAAATTACAGAAAGAGTATGCCGTAGTTGTAACTCCTGATTATGTTACAGTTACCTATAGATGTGCTATTTGGACTAACTTTGTAGAGCAAATGGATAAACTAGTAGAGTCTCTAAACTTTGCTTCTAACTCCTATTGGGGTGATCCATCTAGATTTCAATTCCTAGCCAAGATAGAATCGTTTGATGATATTCAAACCTACGAACAAGGAGAGGATAGACTAGTAAGAACAGAATTCGACTTAACCCTAAACGGTTACTTGATACCTGATTCGTTAAATGCCTATCTTGCACAGTTACAGAATAGAACCTACAACCTATGTAAAATCGTTTTTAATACAGAGCAGGCAATATGAGTTCATTAAACACTATTATAACGCAGATTAATTCAATAACGGGTTTTAATTTACCAACTGCAAGCGGGTATATTATTAGCTCCTCTACCGTTCCAAGCAGTGGATCAGTTAATGAGATAGTAAATCAAATTAATCTGCTTACTGGCTACGATATTCCTGCAACCAACGTTACTTTCTCGTCCGGATCACCTGTAGCCGGTCAATCAGTTGTAATATATGCACCAACTCCTGTTTCGGGTACTATACCAACTACGGGTATTTATCCCGGAGGCATTATTAAAGCCGATCAGATTCTTAATATCATAAACGCCCTTAATGGCGTTAATCCAAACCTTATTGTACTATCTGGAAGCCTTTACGTTTCTGGTTCAGCTACATTTGCTCAAGACCTCATCCTACCTTTTGTACCGAATGAAAACTTTATTGAATCCGTTAGCGGATCAATGGAAGGAACCGATACTGTTGATGGCGGAAGTTTCTAAAAGTAACTATTTATAAACGACTTATATAAGTCCTTGATAGTACATACTTTAAACATTCCTATATATGGCAGTTAAGATAGAACTGAAACGCAGTGCTATACCTGGTAAAGTTCCTACAGTCTCTCAGTTAGATCTTGGAGAATTAGCTATAAACACCTACGATGGTACGG